GTTGCCACTTGTGGCGTTTTTGTTTTTCTCGTACTGTGCAAGTACTGCGTCAAATGTAGACATGTGATTTTGATTTAAATTTTAATAATCATTTATGTTATAATATACATAAAAAAACCCAGACTGTGAAATCTGGGTTAATTTATTTTTAAAGTATTTTTTCTTACCAACTAATCGTATATCTTGGGTAAGTACCCATATCGTCATTTTTTTTACTTACTGTGTATCCTGCACTTGCTAATGATCCTGTTAATGTGTCGTTAATATAGTTACCCTCAACTATTACGGAAAATAATCCGTTACTTGCTGCGGTTCCAATTACCGTATCAATATATGTTAATCCTGTAAATGCGCCGACTGATGTTGTATGTCTTGTTGATGCGTTTGTTACTGCCATTTCTAATATTTTTTTATTTTTATTCTAATGTTAATAGATATTGTAGTTTATTTACTTCACCTAAGATTTCATCTCTAATATTCATAAGGTTGGTATCTGTAGGTTCAAATTCATCAGTAAATTGAATTAAAGCATCTTTAGTTGTTTTTAACATTCCTTTAAGGTCAAGTTCAGCTAAGTTCTGTAAATTTATTGTTTTACTTTCATCATCCAACTCAAAACGACCGTATTTTCCCATTGACTCTTCAACAAACCTATCAATTAAATCTCCTAATGCATCGTATATTCCACCAAACGCATTATGTCTTGAGAACTCTTTAGTTTGCCAATGGTTAATTTTAAATTGTACTTGAACCTCTAAAAGGAACTTTACTTTAGTAGCTATATTCATCTTTCTCTTCTTCTGGATTAAACGATGCTTTTATTGTTGGGTTGTAATTTTCAACGTCGTCCTTAGTTAAAATATACTCATTTTTTCCACTAGCTCTCATTTCATCTTGTTTGTGGTCAAAAAATTCAGCTGGTTTTTCATTAAATGGGTATGAATCTAAAGAACGCATTTCTAATTTCTCAACAGGAGTTTCAGGTTTGATTTGTTGAACCTCAATACCTAATTGGTCAATTTTAGCCATTACTTGATCCATTTGAGCAAGTTTTTGTTCTAAGTCACCTAATTTAGTAAACACGTCATCCATTTTACTAACAATAGTACCGTGGTCTTGTTGTTTATTCTCTAAATCTCTCTTTATACTTTTAGTCATGTCAACTAAATCTGTAATATCAATTTCTTCCGTACTGTCCATTTCAGGTGATGGTGGAGTGTCCATAGACATATCAGCATCAGGTGTTGGCGGTAAGTCCGTAGAAACGTCACCAGCCGGTGGTGGAGGGGGAACATCCGTAGGTGTTGCAGCATCTGGTGCTGGCGGAACATCTGTAGGAGGTACGTCTTGCTCCATTATCATCGTTTTACCATATTTGTTAATGGCTTTGTAACGATTTAATTCTTCTTGTAGTTTTTGCTCTAACATAGTATTAATCTTGTAATAATTGTCTACCGTCGTTTGTGACGTATTTTTTATTTATTCTTTCAACGATTCCGTCTTTTTCTCTGATTGTATAACATTCTCCAGTCATCAAATCACATTCTTCTCTCTCCATACCGTCTTGAGACATACTTTTAACCTGTTTAGGGTTTAAGAATTGATCTACGGTATTATTTAATCTATTATTTTCCATAATATTTGTTTTATTAATATAAATATCCTAAATATTGTTATTATTCAATTATTTGTATAAAGGGAGGTCATCATCTCTAAAATACACCACATCACCGTCTTTTAAACCTAATGCAATCATTAATTTTTTAGATAATGCTATACCATAACCCGCAACTGATGGTCCAACACTAATTGGTCCTGTTAAGTTTGTTAAGTCCATTGGTGAAGTGTTAATTGGTGGTACGGTTACACTTTTTCCATTTTCAGGATTTTTAAATACCGTCGATGTGGATATGATTCTGTTAGGTGTTATTTTATTCGATAGGAACTTTGTGGAATAGAATAATTTACTACTTGATACAGTTTTAACTGACTCCCATAGTAATGGTAATGGTGTTATTTTCAATGTTTGAAGTTGGTTATTTCCGTATATACTAACACCGTTTAATAAACTCATTTCTATTTTATCATCCAATGGATTTTTTGTACCTCCCATTTCAACCGCAATTGCTCTTAACCATATTCCATCATTACTTACTCGTTGAATATATTTTTCATCTTCAAACCCATTATATGGTATTCCGAAACTACTAATTCCTGTTTTATATATTAATGTTTCACCTTTAATACTTTTACCTCCATTGTCTACGGTAACAGAACCAATGTCAGTTTGTATTGATTTTTCGTTTTTATTAGAACCTATTAAACTATCGGCTTGTTTTACTTTAGCCACCGCACTGTTTGTTATTTTATCAAAATAAACCCTATAACTTGAGAAGAACGAATCTTTAGGGTCAGGTAACGATGCGTATGGTATTCTTGTTCCTTTAAATGAAGTACTGATTTTATTTCCTTGGATATTATGCGACACTTCGGTAATCCAATATGAACCTCTAAACATTGGTACATTCTTTAGGTAAAAGAACATTGTTGGTTGAATCATCACATTACCCATACAAGAAACTTCACAGGTATATGAAGCTTGTCTATAGATGTCAAATAACCCAATATCTACATTAGTTGTTGCGGCACCACTTTCAGAACGTCCCATTGCTTCCATCACCGCAAACGATTCTGAGGTATTTCTAATTGATGTTTGGTCAAGTTTAACACCTTTGAATATTCCTTGGTTTTGATCTCCAATACTAACTTCAAACGCTACAACTTTATTAGATTTACTTAAATCACCAGTATTAAAAACATCCGGTATTGTTATTGATAATGGACCACCTTGTCCGTTAAATAAATTACCACTATCATTTTTAAATTTATATTTTTCACTTATATCGGATAATTCCAAATGTTTTGATGTGGGTCCAGTATATTGAAGTACAATTTTTGGTGATGATTCTTGGTAATCAACTTCTAAAAATGTTCCAAATATATTTTTAGCAACTTGTTTAGATGACGTTACTTTGGACTTATTTGTAAAATTAGTTCCGTAAAAATTTACATATGCCGGTAGTGCCCTCATATCAAATCCAGTACCTGAAATTAACATACCAATAACACTATATAAATCTATGTTATCATTTTTAGGGTCTTCTAATGCAATTAATTTATCCAATGAAATGTAAGCCTGATTACCAATATCCTTATTAGCTTTATCAATGAATAAAAATTCTTCCAATAGTCCTCTTTGTCCGATAGAATTACCAGCAGTCCATTTATCATTAAATGATTTAAAATGATTGTATAATTCTAATTTACTTAACGAATCATTAAACCCACTTGTTATTGTTAATTTATTATTGGATGTTCCTTTAGATGCAAAATCGGGAGATTTAATTTTATCGATAATTTGTTGTAGATATATATTAAACCTATTTTCAAATTTAGTTAAAATATTTTCTTTTATATAATTTTGAAATCCGTTTTTAGTGGTAAATTTGTCTCCGTATCCACCCGCAAAAAGTAATATTAAAGGTCTAAATAATTTGATATTATCTTCACTTAATTCTATCTCATTTGTAATAAAAAATTGTTTATATTTTAAATCCAAATCTTCACCAACATATAATTTAATATAATCTTCAGTCCCTGGAATCCAAATAGAATCAACATATTGTCCTAATGTATCTTGTACCGTTCTATATTCGTCATATGTAAAGGTATTTCCCGTTGAAAATTTTGTAAATCCGTCCCAAACATGTAAATTTATTTCTTTAGGATTTCCCAATGTAATCTTAATTAAATTATCATTGTTTAAAATTTCAGTTGTAATTGTTTTTAAGTTATCCTCTTGTATTGTTCTAATTGAACTATATACATCTTTTGTTGTATCAATTTTAGTACTATCAACTGTAACAATAGATTTTAAAAGATTTTGAAAATTGTCATATCTAATATAATGTCTATGTCCTGTTGATGTTTCGATAAAATCTGGAAATATTTTTCTTTCTACTTCTACATTTACTCTTTCTGACGCAAACTCAATAAAGTATGTTTCAAATAAATCCAAAATATCAGGACTAAACGTTGCAATTAAATCTAATACTTTTCTTTTATTTCCGTTAAGTGAATAATAATTATCTAAATTTCTATTGTCAACATTTAAACTTCTATTATATTCATATGGTGTGTTAAATGTTTTTCCAGTAAAAGATTCTTCATTTGTAGTTTCATCTTCATACCAAACAACCCTAAAATTAGATTGTTCACCTTGGTTGAAATTACCGTATAAATTCAGATATTCTTGTGTGTTAGAACCATCACATGGTAATAATGTGTAATAAGTACTACCCGAATAAATTTTAGAATTATTAACATATGAAGTCCAATAATTTATTCCGTCAGGGTTTTTATTTGTTCTACTTCTACCAACATACGTACCTCCACTTACTGAAGTATAAAAACTATCGGTACTTCCCGTTGAAAAATTAAAATAACTATATCCATTAACCACATTATGAAACACATTATCATAATATGGATGTAAACCGATGTCGGTTTTACCACTATATGTTACAACATTTGTAATTTCGGAATTAGTTGGGTAAAATAAATTACCATTAAAATCAAAAAAAGTACTTCCTACAATTGGGGTTGTCACTCCTGATAATATGTCAACATTATCTAAAATTTGTCTTTTATATCTATGATAAATTGATCCCCATTTTAACATTAAATGATACGGAACGTAATGTGTCCCTCCAACTTCTTTAAACATCGAAGCCATATTAACTGAATTTCCACTAAATGTTAATGTATTTTCTAAATCTTTAAATGGTAATGAGTTTAATAACAAATATGCTGAACCAATATATTTTCCATTTGATGTTTGTGTTAAAAAATCATCATTCAATTGTTTATGGAAATAAGGTGTATTAAGTATATTAATTTTTGAATCTCCGATTTCTAATTTTTGACTAAATAAATTTGTTGTGTATTCACTTTTAACCCATGATTGTGGTTCGAATGGTGTACAAATAAATCCTGATTTTGTGTCAATCTGAAATATATTTGTGAACTCTAAACTATTATCAAAAGATGTTTTATTTAAATAACTTAAGTACTCGGTAGAATTAAATGGATAAATGTTTTTTCTATAATCTTCAATTTTATAAATTTCAAGTAATTTTTTTAAACTACCAAATGAACTTGATTTATCCGTTTTAAATTCATTACCGTAAGATTGTTTTATTTCAAATGGTGTTTCTATAATATCTTTAATATATGATACCGTATCTAAATTGTCTAAATAATATGGGAACCTTTCTAATGGTGAGAATGATAAAAGATAATTTTTTAATATATCTATTGTAGATACTCCTTTAATTAAATTAATTAAATCATAATCTTCATTAAATGAAAATCTAATATTTTCAAATTCAATGTTAGCTAAATCTTGTAATGTTTTAGGGTTATCAAAAGTATCAAATAATGTAGCATTTTTTACCCTTTCATATATTTCATAAAAAATATTTGATATTGATTTGTCGGTATACGGTAACCTAAAAGATAAGTTTAATAAATTTGAGGTTGGGGTATAGTTTTTTTCATCAACATTAGATTCAAAAACAAAACTTACATTACCCACTCCTCCTTCTTTTTCGGCTAACGTATCTAATCTTTTGGTGGCCACACCTACATAGTTTTCTACAAAATCAATTTCAGGCCAAAGTGTTTTATTATCTGATCTTAATTTTTTCAGTAGGTCCAAATCTCCCGGATACGCCAATACCTTTCTTTTGTCAGAACCAGTTTGTTTTTTAACTTCGGGCCACGGATATATATTATCACCACCAGGTGCCTCATCTACTAAACCATTTAAAACATTCTTTCTTTGTGCTGAAACATCAAACGCCGACTTGTGTACATCTTTCATTAAACGAATATATACATCAGCGTTAGCCAAAATTACCGCAAAAATATTCCTGATTGTTGGGTCAAATCCAATACCGATACCATTAGTTGGGTCTTTTATAATAGTATTCATTTTTTCTTCTACACTTTTTTGTAATTTGTCCCTTTCTTTTACAAATGATGATTGAATTTCATATATGTCAGATAATATTAAATTTTTTGCAATGACATATTCTGAACTAAATGATTTATAATATTGATTAATCTTTTTAATATTTGTAATTAAATTAAATGTTTCTTTTTTAAAATCTACATTAATTGATTTAACACCATTTTTATCCTTTTTTATTAAATCGTCAGTGAAAATTTGAATTTCCTTTAACTCTCTTTGGTAATTTGTAATTAAATATTCTAAAGTATTTGTAGTTGTTCCTGTTATTTTTTCTAATGTATTTTTATCTTTTGCTTGACCTTTTAACTTAAAATAATCCACTTTACTATTGTCTGTAAAATTAACAATCTCGTCTGTTAAATTAATATTAGACCATGCAATAATTGAGTTTTCAAAATCAATTATTTTTTTCTCAAACTCCTTAACTCCATTAAATAATTTAAAATCGACAACTTGGTCAAAAATTGTTCTTTCTAAAATTTTATCTAAACTTTTCGCAATTGTAATAACTTCCCGAAGTGTTTTAACCGGAAAATCTTTTGGTAATAACCCCTTGGCTTTATATTCATCATAAACGGTTTTAAGAATTGAATATCCTTTTGATGATTTTTTAATTCTTTTTTCGTTTATACCTGTCTTATTATTAAATTTTAATTCACTATCACTTTCAATATAATACATATACGGAGCGTTTAACATACCAGCTAATGGTATGTCATTCAAATATGCATATGTTGAACCGACAAACGTACATGTTATATCAAAATTACCGTTGGTTTCATTATACTTTGACGTGAATTTAGTCATGTGTAAACGATACCTTATTGCTTTACCATAATAACCTTTGACGGTTAAATAATATATCGGCCACGGTAAATGAAAAAATGCTTTATATGGTGAATCTTTAGGGGATTCAAATAACGTTTTACCTCTAACATCAACAAAGTTTATTGTGATTTGAGGTATAAAATTTGTACCTTTAATTGCGATGTTAATACTATCAATACCAAAAGATTGACCTGACGAATCGTTTTGTTTAAACTCACCTGTCCAATCTCCTGTCTTATTATCTTTTATTTCTTCCGAATTTAAAAATGCGTCTGTCCATGATGTGTCAAAATCTTGACCGTTTTGATTTTTTAAGAAATTTAAAGTTCCTTTAGCAATTGAAGATAATTTACCAATTGTGGTTTGTCCTCCAGAAGCGGTTAAAATTGATCTTGGTACCAAGTCAGCCTCTAAATTAACGTACATTACATAATTCTCAGGAATCACACCTCTACTTTCAACGGTATTTCCATTGACAATACTATTAGGATCAATATATATTAGGTTATTTTCATCAACCTTAACTAATATATTTTCACTACCATTTAAATTATTGTTCGCCATAATATAAGTTATACAATTCTACACCGTTTTTATAATCTTGTAAAGAGGTTACCAAAGGAAATGGTACTCTTATATATGAATTATCGGGTATTTCAAATTCAACACTACCTACAGACGGATTAGCTAACAATATTAACCACCCATACATTGGTGAGTTGTAATATTCTTGTGATAATATATCCAATCTATGTTTTCCCTTTTTGTATTGGAAAAATTTATCGGTTGATTTAATTGGTATTTCAATTCCAGGAACAATTCTAAATTTTCCGTCGGTAATATAATCTTGGTATCTATTGTAATAATTTCTACTCATTATTTATAAAAATTTAAAGTGGTTCCAAGGTTATTTTTTGATGAGAATATTTTAAATATGTCGTCTGATTTTGTTAAATCTGGAACCTCACTAGATGATGAAGTTTCATATTCTATTGGTGTTCCATTACTTCTAATAGGTGCAACATCAATTATTAATGTTGTTTTATTATTTGTGTTAACAAATAAATCAAATTTTTCATAAAAATTTTGTGTGGTATATTGTAACAATTCATCACCAATCCAACGATTAACAAGTGGGTCCACAATATCTGATTTATGTCCAATTAGGAATACTTGTAATATTGATTTAATATCTTCATTTGAAATTGTTGCAGATTCAAGATATACTAAATTAAAATTTATTGACGAACTAAATAATGAAGTTGTTTTTGAATCAAAACTTCTTAAATAATCAATAACAACATTATAGTTTGATGTGAATTCTGATTGATTAAATCCCGTTAATGGAGTTTTTACTAATGTTGTTTCAACAATTTTAGTGTCTCCCGAATATGTTGCAATGTAATTCAATTTATCAATTACATTAACAAATTCTTTTCTTGATTTTTCAACTTCTTTTATTGATTTTAATGTTGGAAATTCATCAATAATGTCAGACACTATTTTATTAATAATAGGTTTTATTATATCTTCAGCTTCTTTTGATAAATCCTCACCTCCCATTTCAAACCCTAACATATCCATAAGTTCTTTAGTTGGTAATGTTGTGATTGAATATGTTAATGTATTTTTAAATGCGTTAGAATAAAAAGATAAATTATTATTTCCACTATATTCTCCTAACATAAGTAATGGTGAAGGATTTCCTGATATTGTTACTCCTGATATTGTTCTATAATCTGGTGAGAAAAACAAACCAGTTACTTTAGGTCCGTATTTATTATAGATTGATTCGTAGGCCGATTTATACATACTAGTGTAATTATCCGCCCTTTTATATAAATCATCCACAATCGTCGTATACACTAATTTAGTTCCACTACCAACACCAATGTATGTTCCTTGTACTATTTTATTTGGGTCGGAAGGAACTGATGCTGTTTTTGCAGTATCAAGATTATTTAATGTTTGTAAAAATTCTTTTGTAAACTTATCTTTATTTTCATAACCGATTCTACCGTCTGTTGGGATTGACCTCTCATCGTACATTTCCGTATTTGCAAAGAAATTAGATGATAATGCATTTTGTAATTTTTCAACAGGTCTATCTAATCCTTGTCCACCAATAAAATTAACTTGTAACTGAACGTTGGCAATCATTGGTTGTACACCAATACCTTCAGGATTAAAATCCCAAACACCTTCTTCATATGTTATATTAATATCTTTAATAATAATTTTTGAATGGTAAAAGTCACCAATTCTTAATACACAAATTGGTGGTGGTCCAAAGGTTGTGTTTCTTGCACCAATATCAGTGTTATCTGAAAGTCCTTTAATTGGTATGGTATCACCAGGTCTCAAACATTGTAATAAAAATGTTAATCTACTATTCAGACCTTCTGGTGTTGTTGAGTGAAAAGATGGGTGAAAATATTTTAATTTTTCTGTTAAAGATTTAAATGCTACCGGTGAGTCCTCCTCTAATTTCTTAAAATAAAAACATTCTGATAATGTTTTCATAATGATTCTTTTCATCACATCTATTGACGGTTTCTTTTTTGTAATATCTATTGTATCTTTTGAAACTACCAATTTTGTAATTGGGACATTAATCTTTTGTACAGTTTTTTCACCCTCACTTTTTGTATATTTAATTTTTACCTTACCTTCTCTACAATAAAACGCCGTTGGTGAATATATTTTCAATAAAGTATTTGTAAATGGTTTAGAACAATCCACATTTGTTTGTCCTCCCGCATTATTTAATACAAAATTTTCACCATATGTACTAATATTAAATTTAATTTGTCCGTCCACATCATATCCAAAATCTTTAAATTTCTTAGAAATTGGTACGGTATCAAATGGTAAACCATCTTTAACATATTTTAATACTGACGCCGGTTCAATTTGTATAGATGATGGTGTTGTTGTTTTTGTTAAATACGTATCAATATATAATAATAATGAATGTATTCTTCTTATACCTAAATAGAAATTTTTATTTTCATCTCCCGCTTCAGATGTTGTAGATAAAATTTGAATTTCAACATCTCCAACAATTGTTTTACCTGATAAAACCGTTTTTAAATCGTCTAACTGTTTATTTAATTCGGTAAAATTTACACCTATCTCGTTAAACCCACTTGCCGTTTTACCAGTTATTTCATCGATAACACTTTGGGTTGATGTTGACCCTGTATTTCCAATTAATAAAAGTTTATCTGGTGGTGTTAATGTATTACCACTCATTACGGATATCAAATTAGAAATATAAGTTGATTGTTGTCCACTATATGTAGTAACTTGAGAACCATAATCTCCGACTGAAATTGTTAATGAATTTCCTTGTTTACTTGGTATATCATTATCAAAATAAAATGTATTCTTCGTATTCCATTCTACATTTGTAAATTTATTATTATCGGTGTCTCCCCCATCTGCTGGTAATGGGTCACTGGTAAATTTTACATTAGTTATTGATTGTTTTTCAATTCCCGCATTAAGATATTGTTCAATTAGTTGTCTATCGTTACTATCTAATGTTGTATATGTTTGTATTAAAGAATAAAAGTCAACATCTTGTGCTCCAGCAAAAAATGCATTTATATAGTTATCTGATTCTTCATCTGACATTCCTTTGAAGTGTTCTCTAACTAATAAATTCATAATACTTGGGTGGTCAACAACTACTTTAAATGAAACTTGTCCAGTTCTTTCAGTGTTTTGATATGTGTAAATCGGTTCGGGTCTTCCAATAAAAGAATTCTTTTCCCAACTTGCACTATTTTGTTCTGACATTTTTAAATCATATGGTGGAAACCACATAACTCTTCCTCCGTTATTACCTCTTTCACATGCGGGTAAATCACTAACTTGGAATCCTTTTAAATTTGATGTTTTCCATGCTAAATTCTCAATTGATAACATATATTTTTTTGCGTAGAAATCACCATTACCTTTATTTTTTTCAATAATATTTGTAGATGTATCAAATGACTTTTTACCATTAGACATCGGTGCCATATTCAAATTCCAAGTATCATCTAACACACTTGAATTGAATTGTCTTATATTACCTCTTCTATATTTTCTTCCTGTCTGTTTGTATTTTTTTGTGTTAATATCTTTTTGATTTGTTGCCAATGGCATCGTATCAAAATTTGTCATATACGGTCTATCTTTCGTCCAAACTCTTGCATACTCAACTCCACTTTCCTCTCCATTAAACTTATCAGTATACTTAACTGCCGAACCTCTAGATATTCTAGTATCACCATCTTGAAAAACTCTACTTGTTTGGTCAATAACATTTGCAACATGTGAACGTGCAGCTCCACCATCTGATGGCATTGAATTTAACAATTCTTGTGTTATACCTAAAATTGAATCTCCTCTAAATGTATTTTTAGTTGATAAACTTTCAGTAAATAATGATGCTTCAGTTTGCCAACTATTATTGTTAACTCCTAATTTATTTTTTGAGTTTTTACTAATCCACGATAACTTACCTCCGATTGAACCTCCTTCTGTAATATTTTTATTTGTATGAAATAATTTTGCTGAAACTTCATCAAACATTAACGTTAAATAATAGTTACTCCTTACGGGTCTATCATTGAAATCGTTCATCGCATATTTTACATCATTTCCTCTATCATCGCCAATATATGCGGTACCAGATGGTGCCTCAACACCTAAAATATTTTTTATACCTTGTGCAACTTTATCAACAAAATTAAAAATTTTAGATGTATTTTGTGATCTTGCAGTTGTGGTATAATTTGGTGCATATGTAGAATAGGATAATAGGTCATATAACCTGTTTTTTTGACCACTTCCCATATGTTCAATCAAAAGGTCAGATGGTTTTCTGGACAACAATGGTCGTCTTTGTATTCCGATTAATGACCCTAATACACCCGTTATATCTTGATATAATGCACCCAATTGTGAAGATGCTTGTGGTCTATAGTTAATTGGATTTTTTGGGTTACTTAAATAATTTCCAGGTATTTGACTAAAAGGTAATTGTACTCCTGATACCGTTTTTAAAAAATCAACCGCTTGACCTGGTATACTTAATGTATTGTCAACCGTGATTGTGTAATTTGACTCAACTAATGGTTCTCTACCTGTTAATATGTTAACCGCTGTGGTTGTATTACCATTAAGGGCGTCCATTATTCTCACACGGCCAAATGTATTTTTTTCTACATTTTGAGCTATTCTACTATAAACGGGTCCTTGTGGGTCATTTTTAATTAAACTAGTTGCAAACTTAACTAATTCAGATTCAGTTTCATAATTTGAATTACTAATAATACCGAATAAACTTAAATCGGTTTGAACAAAACTTGGATATAACTTTAAATTAACTGAACGAGGTAATGTATTAATAACTTCACCAATAAAGTATTCATCTGGTTTATATATATTTGAGTTCTTTGGTATCGTTAAATCATTACTTCTATTGGTGTCTACCTGACCTTGTAATAAATTAGGGATATCACTTAGATTTTGTTCGACATATGAACTATTTGTAAACGTTTGAGGTCCATTAGGTTGTTTTAATGTCTTACCTAATATGTGGTCTCTAAACTGTTTTGTTGTATTAAAATCTAAATAACTCGGCATTTTTTATTTTATTATAAATAGGTTTAATACTATTTTTTACTGTTAGCGGCTAATTTTTGTGTAGAATAATCATCATTACTTTTATGTCCCCATTCGGTTATTGCTGTTGGGTTTTTCATAACTTCTTTATTAATACCGTCCATAATTGATGAAGTAATTAAATTATGATTAACAGTTACGGTTGAGTTTTGAGGTGTGTTATTACCACTTACAGCATTTTCTAATCTTTTATTTTCTTTTTCATAAGATTCGGTTATTTTTTTAACCATTGAGTTTTGTGCACCATATAATTGAGTTAATACATTTAAACTTTCTAATCGTGCTTTTACCTCCGGTGAATTTTTATAATCCTCAACGGCTGCGGATATTTTTTCTTTATTACCCTCACTAAATAATCCTTTTTTATCACTTAAAAATTTATCGGTATAACCTGACACATTTTTCATTGCATTAGCACCTATTTCATTTAAATTAAGACCTCCCTTTCCATTCACGGCACTTAAAGCTTGTATTTTTTGTAATGCCCACATTGATGCTAAATCTCTCTCTATGTTTTTAACTGACGCAACTTGGTCTCTTGCAATGTCCGCCGGACTCATGGCTTCAAATGCTTTTCTATTTTTTTCTAATACTTCAATTTGACTTTGTGTTAAATCTGATAATGCAATTTTACTTTGACCTTCGAATTTATCAGATAAAGATTGTGGTATTTCAATAACCATTTTACCATTATCCATTTTAGATAAATTGGTAATGAACTCTTTATCTTTCTCAGGTATTGTAAATCCTTTAGCCATTAAATCATTCGAGGCTGACAATCTTTCTTGTGATGCGACAGCACCTCTAGTTAAACTTTCATATGAAATACCTAACTCATCAGCCATTGCTTTGGCTCTTCTAATATTAATTCCTGTGATTTCAAACCTACCTTGTTTGTCATTATATGTTGCCAATGAACCTGACGCTTTTATTATCGCGTCTTGTAAACCTTCCACATTATTTGTAGCCATGTACATTAACTTAAGTGGGTCATTAAAATCTCCAATTGCACCACCTAAAACTTGTAAATTAGCAGTTAACGCTATTGCTTTTTCGGGGTCCATTACTTTATCTGCAATAGTAAAAGCGTCATTCATGTCCATTCTAAATTCCTTCGCCCTTCTTGACATAGTTGCTAATCCTTCAATACCATCTTTAAACCCATATCTATTTAACTTCTCAATATTTTCTCTAATGTCTGTTATTGTCTTTTTAGCTACAAGTCCTAATGACAATGAATTCTTACCGGCTTGATTGATTGAATCAATAGCATTACCAGCACCAATACCAACTTTTTCAAATTCAGTAAAGGCTTTACCCATATCACCTAAACTACCAACAAACGCCCTTGCGGAACTAAAACTTTTTGTTAATGTTTCAGATGAAATTAAATTGAATCTACCCGATGACTCCATCATATCCGTCATCAATTCGGTTACTTGTGAAATACCATATCCCATTCTAATTGCGGCAGGATATGAATCCATCATTTCTCTTCTTAAACCTTCAGATAATTCACCACTAATTCCTATTTTTTCATTTACAGCGGTTCTAACATTATTTTCTAACGTTAATTGGTCTAATACTTCTTTTGCTCCTAATTTTAAATCTTTGATAATATTAAGTCCATTTCCAGCAACTTTACCAGCTAAATCAAATGGAGAAGTAACTTCATTATTATCATATGAAAAACTTTGTTTTACGTCAAAAATACTTGTAATGTTAGCAGTTCCAGAAGACGATGAGGAAGATGATGACGATTTAGAGGTGGTACTGGTTTGTTTTCCACCTAATTCTTTAAGTGCATCAGAAGATTCTTTTTTCCAATCACCGTCACTAATTGTATTTATCTTATCAATGGCGTCTTTCTTGTTATTCGCCTTAAGTGCATCTCCAAGTTTACTCATACTAATAAATAGATTAATTAGGATTTTCTAACTCCAATGAGAAGTTAATATAATATCTTCTTACATATATGGGCATAGATAAAATATCTCCATATGAGAACCCCTTTTTAATGAGGTATAAAATCTCGTCTAATTGATTTTTCTTATATTCCGTAGAAAGGTCGAAAAAACTCAACCCCAAATCCAATGTCAATTTGGACTATATCTCCTGATGGGGTGGTTACTGTTTGGGTTAAATCTAACCCTGGTTTATTATCTTTGATAAATTTTCTAAATTCTTGTGAATCTTTAATCGGCATATTCTCAACAAAGTTCCTAATGTTCATTTGGTCTTTGTTACCTGCAACCGTTTTAATCATAAATTCAAGTTGTTTTGTAACAATTGGAGCCACCCCATTACCATTCCAACTTTCCTTTATATCTTCAATTTCCTTTTCTTGTTTTTGAGTTAAAAACTTGAAGGTGATATCTATTTTACTCTTTTCCATGTAATATTGATATTCACCGTTACTATCTTCTTTCAAGTTAAAATCTTTCATCTTTAATTCAGATAAATCAATTTCAACCGTAAATTGTTCTTGTGTCTTTGAGTCAGTTGTGGTTAAATTATAAATTGAACCGAAACCAGTATTTCTTAAAAATATAAGAATGGCTTGTCTATCTTCATCCACAATATCGTCCACTTGTAAATCTTTATCCAAAACCTTTCTTCTTAAAAGTTCATTGATAACACCATTATTTGCAATTAAGTTTGGTGCAGAAAGAATATTCTCATCTGCAGCAGTTAAATAAGCAACTCTTACTGATTTCTTTTTGCTTGGGTAATGTATACCTCTACTTGGTAGTTCCACTACGTCGTACGCAATTGTTGGGTCTATTTTATATTCGTCCATAATATAAGTTTATACTATAACTATGAGAAAGTAAAGTTTTTAAATAAAAAAACCGATACCCATTTCTGGCATATCGGTTTCCTATATGAAAAATTATTATATTAATAAACTTGGATACAACGGTCCATTCTTAATGAAGCGTCAATTGTTGCCAAATCATCTCTTGAGTAATCTAAATCACCAAAGTTTAAACTTGTTAAGAAACAACCTTGTAAAATCCATTTTTCAACTACAACTCCCGTTGGGTCTAACATCTCCAATTCAATGTCTTTCTTATAACCTGCAGCATATCCCATACGACCTGTAACTGACTCCGCATGTAAACGGAACCATTCCATAAGCGCTTGAGAAGCAGAAGGACCAATTGGGTCTTTAAATTGAACTTTAATCTCTTCCCACTCAAATTGACCAGCAACATAAGTTTTTGTGTTCAAGAAAGGAATCTCAACTGATTTAATTTTAGCAGATG